AACAAGTTGGTGATGGGGACGGTGAAGATGCTACACAACTATATGGCATTGGTAAGTACGGTTCTGACAGTTATAGAATTTTTTATAAAAATGAAATACCTGCAGACGTACAAGACAAAGAATTAAAAAGATACATTCAGGAAGAATTAGCCGCATGAAGATTTTACTCACAGGTAGCGAAGGAATGCTCGGATCAATATTAAAAATGTTTTGGCGTGGTATTTACGATATGACGTTTATTGATCTTAAATTAGGTTCAGACCTAAATACCTGTGACTTACCAGAAGTAGATGCTGTTGTGCATTTGGCTGGTAAGAGTGGAGTAAGAGAAAGTTTTGATTCACCTATGGAGTATTGGAAAAACAATGTAGAAGCAACTAAAAGATTATTTGACTTTTATAATGTTCCTATCTACTATGCAAGTTCAAGCACTGCTAAAGAACCTGAAAGAAATCCATATGCATATACAAAACATATTATGGAAAAAGAAGCACCCGACAATGCAGTTGGTTTAAGATTCACAACCATTTATGGATCAGATGCAAGACCTAATATGTTTATTCCAAAACTTATGAGAAATGATGTTGAATATATTAACAATCATTCAAGAGATTTTATACACATTGCTGATGTGTGTAGAGCAGTTACTATGATAATGCATAGTAATCTAAAAGGTATAATTGATATAGGCACAGGCAAGTCATATCATTTATCCAAACTACTTCAAGCAAAAGGATTGAAAAATATTCCAATGCGTGAAGGAGGAAAACAAGAACGCAAGGACAATACTGCTGATACAACTCAATTAAACAGTATTGGATTCAAAGCGAGAATTGATGTAATTGACTTCATTAGCCAAGAAAAAACACTTGACAAAGAAGCATTTTCTAAATATAATGTAACAATAGGAGACCAACCATGAAAGACATTTTACAAGACATCGTTGCCCATACACATTCGTTAGGATTTCTTAACATTGTAAAGGTAACAAACGAAACAGATACTACTATCGAATCGATGGCAGAAGATCGTTCAGTTATTCTTAGTTCTAAGACTAAGAACCCTGTAGCAGAATTTACAGGTACATTTGGAATGCCTAACTTAGATAAATTAAGTTTGCATTTGAAATGCCCAGAATATCAAAAGAATTCTAAAATTACTGTTGAACAAGCAGAACGCAATGGCGAAACTGTTCCAACACATATTCACTTTGAAAACGAAGCAGGTGACTTTGAAAATGATTATCGCTTTATGAACAAGCAGATCATTGATGAAAAACTTAAAACTGTTAAGTTTAAAGGTGCAAGTTGGGACGTAGTAGTTGAGCCAAGTATGGCGGCTATTCAACGTATGAAGTTTCAAAGTTTAGCACACTCTGAAGAAACTGTGTTTACAGTTAAAACAGAAAACAATAACCTTGTGTTTAGTTTTGGTGATGCTTCACAACACGCAGGATCATTTGTATTTCATCCAGATATACAAGGTAGTTTGAAACACGCATGGGCATGGCCGGTAGCACAAGTTCAAGCAATTTTAAATCTTGATGGTAAGGTTACTATGAGCATTTCCGATCAGGGTGCTATGCAACTTACTGTTGACAGTGGCTTGGCAGAATACAATTATATTTTACCAGCACAGACAAAGTAATTATTAGGAGATTATTTTGAATACTGACTTAACAAAAGAACAGAAAGACTACGCAATCTTCTTGCCTGCCATTAGTGGCTTTTATGCTACGTTTATTGGTAAGCAACGCAAAGAAGAATACGTAGAAAAAAGTCGTATTCCTTTTCCTAACAATGAAATGGAAGGCCTTAACTGGTTCAACAAGCAACACGGATTGTTCAATTATCACTGGAGTTTATATTCCGCAGGACACGCAGAACTTGATATCAACAAGGACGCACCTAAAGAAGATATGATTCGAAACAGAGATCGTAACAACAGTTGGTTGCTCGGTGACTCAGGTGGTTTCCAGATTGGTAAAGGTGTATGGGAAGGTGATTGGAAAGATCCTAATTGTCCTAAAGCAAAAAAGAAACGTGAGCAAGTTCTTGCGTGGATGGATGCTTATATGGACTACGGTATGATCCTTGATATTCCTGCTTGGGTATCACGTTCACCAGCAGGTGCTAAAGCAACAGGCATTGACAACTATCAAGATGCTGTAAATGCCACACGCATCAACAACGATTACTTTATGAAGAATCGAACAGGTGCTTGTAAATTCTTAAACGTACTACAAGGTGAAAATCACGCTGACGCAGAAGATTGGTATCAGCAGATGAAAGACTACTGCGATCCTAAGAAGTATACAGATCACTTTAATGGTTGGTCAATGGGTGGTCAGAATATGTGTGATGTACATCTTGTGCTAAAAAGATTAGTGGCATTGCGTTTTGATGGATTGCTCGAAAAGGGCAAACATGACTTTATGCACTTCTTGGGTACAAGTAAGTTAGAGTGGGCGACACTACTAACAGATATACAAAGAGCAGTAAGGAAATATCATAATGAAAACTTTACTATCACATTTGATTGTGCTTCGCCTTTCCTCGCAACCGCTAATGGACAGATCTACTGTGAACTTGAAACTCAAGACAGAAAGAAATGGGTTTATAGAATGGTTCCAAGTATCGACGACAAAGCACTTGCAACAGATACAACACCCTTTAGTGATGCATTTGTTAGAGAAGGTAAACACAGAAGTTTCTTAAACAGTCCTGTCACACAGAATTTACAAGCAAAAGATGTTTGTATTTACGCACCAGGCGATTTAAACAAAATAGGCAAAGAAGGCAAAACAAGTTGGGATAGTTTTAGTTATGCTATCCAGATGGGTCATAATGTATGGAGTCACATTAATGCAGTACAAGAAGCAAACAGACAGTATGATCAGGGAACAATTCCTGCAATGCTTGTCGAAGAGCGTTTTGACAGGCTATTTTTCAGAGATGTTGTGGAAGCAATATTTGCAACTGACAACAGAGATGAAGCGAATGCGGTAATTGCGGAATTTAACAAGTTTTGGATGTCAATCATTGGCACCCGAGGCGCAACAGGAAAGAAGACGGTTAATGCCCAAACACAATTCGGTAACCTCTTTGAGGAGTTATAAAATGGCAAAAGCAAGTAAGAAAATCGAAAAACTAAAAGAACATCATGCATGGTATGATGCAAAAGTAAAAGAACTTGAAGACGAAAGAAACTATGATAGGTCTTTTGTACACAAAAGCCTTTTACTAAAGTTAAAGAAAACTAAATTAGCAATTAAAGATCAAATTGAAAACTTAATGAAGGAATTTCAAAAGTGAAACGTGATTATTCAGATGGCGTTGTAAAAGATGATGTTGTTTACTTTACTGGATACGAAGTAGAGAAAACACCTGCATACGACATGGATACACTGTTTGTAGTAGGTTGTCGTCCGTTGGATGAAGTACTTGCTAAAGCAAAAGAAACTCATGTAGATCATATTTACTTAGGTGCTAATCAAAGTTTTGAAGTAATTTTACCACATGGTGATGAAAAAACTAACAAGGCTTGGGATACACTAATTTATGGTTTACTCGATGCAGGATATCATGTAACACTCGACTATGACGTAAAGTATCATGAATGGGTACTTGAATCTGGATACAATGAAAAAACTCGCTTCATTAGTCAAATCAGTGTAAAACTTCCTTACATTGATCAACTTAATTACAATGCTTGTATTAAGATTGACGACAAGGACTTTAAAGCAACCAATTTAGGTGTATGGATTCATCAGGTCCATGACTTACAGGATCGTTCAAAGTTTACAGATTGGTCCAAATATGAAAACGATAATCCGGTTGACAAACAGGACGAAAGGTAGTATAGTATGAGTATAACTGATACAATGATGAAAGAAGCAATGAAACAAGAAACACACGAAAAAATCATGCGAACAGCAAAAAGAATGATTTGGGTAACATTCCGTAAGGAAGGTATCCATAAGTATCCTGCGGCATTGGAAGATCCCAATCTTGCAACAGGTGAATGGGATGATGTGTCATTTTTAGGTTATCCCCATAGACACATATTCCATTTCAAAGTAGGTATCACTGTAACACACAACGACAGAGATATTGAGTTTATTCAATTTAAACGATGGATGGAGAAACTGTATAGCGAAGGTACATTAAATTTAGATTACAAATCATGTGAAATGATGTCAGATGATCTTTATGAAAAGATTGCTGAAAAATTCCCCGGGCGTGAAGTTCACATCGACATAAGTGAAGATGGTGAAAATGGTGCCCATATTGAATACGCAAAATACTGAGAAGAGGTATTACAAAATGGCGATTGAATATGATCGTGAAACTTACAACAAGATCTTTACAGATCTTGAATCATTCAAAGAGTTTTGTTCTAACTCATGGGTGATTGGTTATAGTCGTGCATTTAGGTTTGATGAACGCGACTTGTATAACAACAAGAGTGAGGCATGGCGCACTTACTGTTCTTTTAAAAAAGGTAAGCGTCCTCGTCCACACTTTAAAAAGAAAAACTTTAGGAGAAACTAATGACTGTTTATATTGTAGACATTGAAGCAGTAGATACACGCTACACAAAGCAATGGAAAGAACATCTTCCAAAGCAACTTCAACGTGCTACAAATATGGACGTAAAAGTTATTAGTGGTGGTGAAACGCCTCAGGCTACAACACCTGGGGCGTTTCTAAACTTTGGCGGAACTAATGTTTATAAATCTAAGCAGTTAGAAATTATAGGCGAAAAGTTTTGCAATGGAGAAATTAAAGATGGAGATTATTTCCTATATACGGATGCTTGGAACCCAACTGTTATCCAACTTCGTTACATGGCTGAACTCTTGGGTGTATCTATTAGAATCGGTGGTCTTTGGCACGCTGGTAGTTATGATCCTGCTGATTTCCTTGGCAGGTTAATTGGCAACAAACCGTGGGTTAGACACGCAGAACAGAG